AATATACCAGTCTATGCAAAGAATGTTATGACTGGCACGAGCGTGAAGGACTGGTTCTTCATGATGAGGGTGAAGAAAATAAGTGGGTGAATGGTAAATGATAGGAACATCATACGGTGCTTGGGAAGATTGGTTTTATCGCCGATGTGTCGGATGGGAGATAAAGTTTGTAATCTTCCCAAGACGATGTTTTATATCAAAAAAATGGATTTGGTTACAACGTGCTTACAAAGGTTATGCATTTTTAAATGGTCCAGGCGAGGCTATTGCACAAACTCGATGGCACAGTAAAGAAGAACACTTGCTATGGATGTTGCGTAAGAGGTAATAAACATGGCAGATACAATTAAATACACATATAAAGAAAGAACAAATGACATATTTATTTACAAGTGAAAGTGTGTCCGAAGGACACCCAGACAAAGTTGCAGATGCTATAAGCGATGCAGTGTTAGATTTGGTAATGTCGCAACGTAATCCTGCGTTGCGTTGTGCATGCGAAACATTAGTAACAACCAATCGTGTAGTATTAGCAGGTGAGTATAAAGGCACACTAGATAATCAAGAAGTAGAAGACACTGTTCGTGCAGTGATTAAAGATATCGGGTACGAACAAACAGGCTTTGATTGGCGAACTGTAGAAGTTACCAATTTGCTACACGGACAAAGCGCAGACATTGCACTAGGAACTGATAACTTTGGTGCAGGTGACCAAGGCCTAATGTTTGGGTATGCATGTAAAGAAACAGATAACTATATGCCAAGTGCTATCTACTGGAGTCATCGCATTGTCGAGGAACTAACCAAAGTTCGTAAACAAGGATCGACCGTGCTTGGTCCAGATGCCAAGAGTCAGGTAACATTTGAATACAACGATGATGGTAAGCCTGTGCGCATTGCCAAAGTTGTTTGCTCAACACAACATAGTAATGATGCAGAGATTGGATTTGTAAGAGAATTTGTCGAACGTATTATTCGAGAAATATTACCGACAGAATATGTAGATGGCGATACAGAGTTTCACATTAATCCAACTGGTAGGTTTGTCATTGGAGGACCTGATGGTGACACTGGTCTCACCGGACGTAAAATTATTGTGGATACTTATGGTGGTTATAGTCCTCACGGCGGCGGTGCATTCAGCGGTAAAGATCCTACTAAAGTAGATAGAAGTGCTGCCTACTTAACTCGGTGGATCGCCAAGAACATCGTAGCAGGTGGATATGCAGATTGGGCTACTGTACAGATTAGTTATGCTATTGGTATGAAAGATCCTATGAGCTTTTATATTGAAAGTAACGGCGATAGCAGACGATTAACAAAAACGGTTCAAGAGTTGGTTGACTTAACACCAAAAGGTATTATTGATCGCTTTGATTTATTTCGCCCAATCTATAGTCAGACAACTAACTATGGGCATTTTGGCAAAGACTATTTGCCATGGGAAGAAATTAACTTATTTGAGTAATACATTATGTTAGACAGTTTAAAGAAAATATTTGGAAAAACACCTAAAGAAGGCAAAGAGAGTAATGAGCCTTGGGTTAACGTAGTCAATACCAATTTTGATGAAAGCAATCCTAATCAAGGATTTATGGAGTTAGACTGGAACGATGCGTTCGTAAAGTTTTTAAAAGGGCATGGATATCAAGGTTCTACAGACGAAGAAATAGTAGATGCTTGGTTTACAGAATTATGTCGCAGTATCGGACAACAATTTTTAGAAAATGAAAAGTTTGTGGCAGACGCAGACATGCTACCAAAAAAGCCAAGAAAACGTGTTGACAATAAATCTAAATGATAGTATAATAACAGAATGGAACAAAGAGTAAATTGGGGATTTGGTGTTAAGTGGTTAGATCAAGAGCATGTTCTTTTGAATTTTACGCATAACACCGGCAAACAGCACGATGTTATGATGACATCAGTTGAATACGCATACCTAATGGAAATGCTCCAACAGTTTTCGGTCAAGTTTAAAGACCGAATTGACACTAACGTTATTAACTTTTACAAAAACAATGTCTAAAACCTTTTTGCTAGTAGATGCGTCGAACATGTTTTTCCGTGCAAGACATGTAGTTCGAGGCGACGATCCTGAAACAAAAGCTGGTATGGCTTACCATATCATGTTCAACAGTATTAATAAAGTATGGCGAGATTTCAAAGGCAGTCATGTTGTGATTTGCCTAGAAGGACGTAGTTGGCGCAAAGATGTAGATGAAAAATACAAGGCGAACCGTGCGGCTGCTCGTGCAGCCTTGACTCCCAAAGAAGCCGAAGAAGATCAAATGTTCTGGAAAGCATTTGACGAACTCAAAGACTTCTTTATGGCAAAAACTAACTGCACGGTTTTACAACACGGAAGATGTGAAGCAGACGACTTTATTGCTCGATGGATCCAGAATCATCCAAAGGATCAACATGTCATTGTGTCTAGCGACAGCGACTTTTATCAATTGTTATCTCCTAACGTGAAACAATTTAACGGTATTAGTAAAGAGCTTATCACTATTGATGGTATTTTTGATGAAAAAGGTCGTCGTATTATTGATAAGAAAACAAAAGAGCCTAAAGCAATTCCAGATCCAGAATGGTTGTTGTTTGAAAAGTGCATGCGAGGCGATACTAGCGACAATATCTTTTCTGCATATCCTGGTGTTCGTACTAAAGGCACTAAGAATAAAGTTGGCTTACAAGAAGCCTTTGCTGATAGAAATACACAAGGCTACAATTGGAACAACATGATGTTACAACGTTGGGTGGATCACGAAAACGTCGAACATCGAGTGCGAGATAGATACTTGCATAATAGAATGCTAATCGACTTGACACAACAACCAGATGATGTTAAAGTTGCATTAGACGAATCAATTAAAGAACAAACCGATAAACAGCGTGTTAGTCAAGTTGGTTTGCATTTTGTTAAATTTTGTAGTAAATGGAATCTTCCTGCGGTTGCAGACAAAATGACTGAACATGGTGAATACCTAGGAGCAACATATAAATGAGTACAACAATTATTGCCAAGCCTGTTATTAAAGAAAAGTTTTGGATTCTAGAACGTGAAGGTGCCAGAGTTGGTATGATGAACTTCCGAGACGGAGACTATGTCGTTAGTATGCGGAGTGCTAATGTCAGTAGAGAAATCATTATCCGTGGCGAAGAAGGATTGAAAACTCAAAACATTCAATTTGCTTCTCGTGATATGACCCACGGAGGACAAATGACTGTCATGGGTTTTCCTACCGATCAAGAAGATGTTTTTAATGTAATCGAGATTGACGGCTATCCATGCTTTACAAAAAAGTCTGCTAGTAAAAGCGTACATGCCGCTGGGTGGTATGGTGTTAAGTTTAAGAATGGATGGGTCCAGAGTTTTTGTCCAAGATTAAGCACAGTGCAAGGTTACGAGTCAGTAGGTCCTTTTAAAAATCAAACAGACTTGCGATTAACTTTACAACAAAAGCGTGATGCAAGAATTATCGACGATCAAGAAATTTTCTGAGTTAGTTGCTGTTAGCGCAAAACTTGGCAAAAAAACTGTCAGCTTAGATTATGCAACATCGGTTGCATTATTAAGCGAGATAAACTCAGTACTGTTAGACATCAAGACACTGTCTAACAGTACAAAACCTATTGCTGTACCGTCTAATTTTGACGGTGGTAAGTTTAAGAATTAAACATACGGTTAATATCCATTTCAGATAAATACTTTCTGTAAAGAAAGATTATAACAGCAAATGGCAAGACCCAAACCGACAATTTTATTAACGCATGTTGATCCAAAGACATACCGCAGTGAAGAAATACTAGAAGCAGAAGCAATCTATGCAGTTGTCTATAAAGGGCAGCCGTTTAATCTAAGAACATTTTTAAATAGTCTGCAAGACTATCCTGGACCTAAATATAAAAAAGTAAGTTTTAGTAATCCTGGTCATGCATTTAACCTAATGGAAAAACTGAATAAAATGTTCAAATGTACAGACTTTACAGTTGTTGAAATGGCAGCTGGTAAGGAAGTCAAAGAACATGAGCTCTCAAAAAAAGAAAAGTGAGCTAATACTAGAAGAATTGTCAAAGGAATATGAAACTCCTTTAACATTCTTCTCAATTTTTAAAAACCCTAAAGGCACACGATTTACATATACAGGGTTTACACTTGCAAAGTCGAAGTGGACAGTTTATACAATTAAACTTCCTGTAAAGTACAAAATATTAACTAAGACATTGTTGTTGCTAGACGAGAGAATGTCGTGGCCCTATTACTTAGACAAGACTAAACTAGTTTTGTTTGACGAAATGGATGCATTTGAATTTTCACTATACCAAGGAGACATAAATTTATGGAGCAACAAATTTTAGAATCTATCTATCGTGATGGATTTTGTGTTGCTAGAAAATTGTTAGATGTCTCGTGGATCGATACAATTAACAGTCAAACAGATAAATTAGTACCTCAACGTGCTCATGACTTAGATCATAAGTATTGGACTAAAGATAAAATTCACCTTGCTCCTAGTTTAGGAGTTTGGTGGAGTCAACAGATCGTCGAATGGGATGGGGTCCAACAACTAAATGCTAGACTAACAGAAACAGTAGGTAAAATTTTTCAGTCGCCTACAATATATGTAACTGATATTATTAGCAACGAACAGGGGAACAAGTTTGTTAAACCACACATCGACACACCTTATAGGTTTGACCGATGGCATAATGAAACTGCTTTGCTAGGCATACAATGCATCGTACCTTTAGAAACATTCACCAAAGAGAATGGCGGTACCGGAATTTATCCAGGAAGTCATCTTCGCGATTGGGTAGTTAAAGACAGTTATAGAGGTTTATACAATGAAGAATTTGTTGCCAATTGTATTCAACCAGAGATGTCGCCGGGCGACGTTTTAATTTATAACCCTAGATTGCTCCACAGTACTATGCCTAATAGCACAAGTAAAGTTAGAAGAGCCTTACTGTCGCATATTACCAACAGCGATATGATTCCCTTACTCAAGCAGGTGGATAATATTTGGTTGGAACTAGAAAATAAGCATTAATTGACATTTAATACCATTTGGTAGTATAATAGCACATAGCAAACAAAAGGAGCTAACATGGCAGGAAAAGCAAAATCGGTGTACCTAACAGTAGTACCGAAAGGCGAGTTGAATAGTGTTTTTAAACGTATGTTCTTCAACGCCAAAGAGTACAACGATTTTGTTAAAGCAGACTCGTTTAAAGAAAAATACCCCGAAGAATCCTACCAAATCATCAAAGAAGTTTACTAAATTCGCTATAATTGACAGATATTCAGTTTGGTGTTATACTATAGGTATAGCAAGTAATAAGGAGCCTGAAATGAAATTGGTTATCTACACACAGTACACAGAAAATTACGGCGACACTGAAAAGCCTTATTGGAAAATGAAAGGTGGCGACACCTATGTTGTAGAGAATCTGACTCAGGCTCAGATTGCTAAAATTCAGGAGCACGGCGTTCCTACCCTTAAGGCTCTAATAGAGACTGCCCACCCTTATTCAACAGAATATATTATCGGGGTTAATGTAGTTCCAGACTCTGCTAGTATTTGCGAAGAATGGGAGACTCCTACTAAGTTGAGTTGGGTCAATGGACGGTGGACTGCCATGAAAGTTACTGAAAACGACGGCGAGTATAGTTATATGCGAAATGAAATTCAGCGCCGAATTTCATCATGGGATATGATGATGGGCGGTGAGCGTGAAAACTTCAATTCTGTTTATGTCTTACGTGACGGCCGTATTGTGAAAGAAAGCGATTTGGCAGAACTAGTATAAACTGCCGAAGATAGATTTATTTTTTTTTTTGAAAGGACTTATATGACAATTCAACAA